TTTGGTGGAGACTGGGGGACTCGTTTGCATTTTCTCCTGCCGCAGCAGGAGAAAATAGATGAGTTGCCGCCATCCAGCTGGCGGCAAACAACAGTCCACCGGACTGTTGTATTTGATTTTCGAGTCCCCCCAACTCTGAAAGAAAAAGAAAGACCACTCTAACGAGTGGTCTTTCTTTTTCTTGGTGGAGACTGGGGGACTCGAACCCTCGACCTCATGCGTGTGAAACAAACCAAGCAATATTATTGCAAAGAATTATTAGGAAATGGCATGAAATATCACAAAAACCGAACAAAATCAAAAGATATCATAAATTGTTAAGACCTATGCTCAGCATGAAAACTAACAAATCACTAACACGGTCAGCGACTTACAAACAGAAAAAGGGTCAAGCAACGGAAGAGATTTTCTCAATTTCTGCAAGGATATCTTCAGCGTCCAGATGCACATAGTGCTTATCCGCTGTCTTGATATCGGTATGACCCATCATGCGGCTGAGGTACTGAGGATTCACACCGGCGCGGACAGCGCGGGTGGAGAATGTGTGGCGGCAGGCGTAGGGAGTGACACCAGAGCAGCCAATCTCCTCCATCAGCTCGGAGAAATCACGTTTACGGAAATTCGCAGGTTCGTGGTTTCCTTCGTAACCGTCAATCAGACGGGTGCCGCCGGATTCCCTGGCTTCCTGCAGCATCTGCCGATAAGCTTCCCGGCCCACCTCGGAGACGGCGATCACCCGCTTCGTGACCGGCTGGCCCTTTTTCGGTTTGGATCCTGCAATGAAATAATTTTCGTAGCAATCGGAGAGGGGAACATTGAAAAGCTCGATGGTGCGGGCACCGGTGGCGATCAGCACCAAAGCAACGATCTTTGCCCTGCTGTTTGCATTCTGGATGGCGCGGATCTGCGCCTCTGTAAAGGATACCTGTTCACCCTTCTGCTGTGCTGTGGTTGTCACATTCTGGGCATGATTCTGATTGACGATACCCTCATCGATGGCCCGCTTGGAGAGCTGGCCGAACAGCTGCAGTACCTTCTCACAAGTGGATTTGGATTTCCCGGCCTCTTCCAGCGCCAGGATCACAGATTCAAAATCAGATCTGCGCAGCGACCGGAACTTCCGATCGTGCAGAGCGGCGGAATTTTTAAAGGCGGAAGCATAGCAATCCATCTGTGTTTTGGAAACCTCCCGGGCATGGATTGGACGCCACAGGTCATAGACCTGCTGAAAGGTCAAATTGTACTTGTCGCTGACATCCACATCGGTGATCCGCTCTAGGGCCTTTTGCGCTGCGGCATAGGTCATGTAGCAGCCAATCAAGACGCCTTTCTTCTGGGCGGCCCAGGGCTTTGTCCGGTTGCCCTTCAGTTTGTAGATTGATCCGGAGCCATTGGCCCGCTTGCGGCGCTTCTTCTTTTCCGGGGTCTGTTTCTTGCCACACAACGGGCAATAGATGGCCCCCTCCGGCAGGGCGGCTTTACATTTGATGCAGTCCATAATTCTCCTTTCGGTTGACATGGAGCAGACTGCCGTGGTAATATAAAAGGGCAGACTACTCCCTTCGTGGTGGTTGGGGTGTCTCATTTCCGTCCGGGTGTTGGCGCATCCGGACGGCTTCGTTTTATTGGGCCTCCTGGAGTTGGCGCTCCAGGGGGTCGTTTTTGTTTATGTGTGGCCAATGCGGATATTGACGCTGAATGCATCGTCACCATGGGATGTGCTGCCATCAGGGGCAATATACTTGTTTTCACCGCCACCGATGAAACCGGAGATAAACTTGATTCGGCTGCCCGTGATCAGCTGAGAAACATATTGGTTCTGCTCTCTGCTGATATAACCGACCAGCTGACCGGCAATGTGTACCGCAATGGCATTCTTATCATGGGGATTCTTAGGATCGAGAACCAGTTCAACCGGGGAATTGGTGAAATTATAGCGGTATACCTTCCGTCCGGCTTTTCCGTTGGCTAGGTGCTGGGCAACTGTCAGAGTCCACTGAGGGTTAGTATTTGCCAGTTTCATAATGTTTGCATGGTAGTAGTTGACACCAGCAAGATGGAATGTATCAACGATCAAATCACCATTACTGGCAGATTGCGGATAAGCAAAAGCATTATTGCGGGAAGTAAGACTCTGAAATGCTTCTTTGAATTTCCTTTCCTTCAGCAGCGGGAAGAACAACGGCATTTTTCTTTTAAACTTGAACAGGCCAATAAGGAGCAACGGAACGCCCAGAATTAAGCCACCCAGAAAAACGGAAAAATCAGAGAAGATACTGCTGATTCCAACGAGAATAAACAGTATGCCTATGCCAATAAGCCAATACATAGCAGATCCTCCTTAACCCTTATTCTTTCTTCTCTCACGCATGACGCGGGCCATGTCGCGAAGAATTTCTTTTTCATCCTCGGAAAGTTCCTTATAGTCGCCATAGAAGGCAACATCCACATCATCGAGAATGTCACGCTCACCCTTCTGGGTGGGCGCTTTTTCTTTGCCAAGAAGGTAATCAACAGAAACACCGAAGTACTCGGCGAGTTTTACGGCGGTAGCCCCGTTAGGTTGGCTGCCACCCTTCCATTTTGCTACAGCAGCACGATTAAGGCCAACATCTGTGCAGGCCTTATAGGGACTGACACCTTTAGCATCACATAGCTCTTTAAGCCTGTCAAAAAACACCAAAATCCCCCCATTGAATTTGTACAATTCGCAGAAAGGTTACTAAAGTAGCTTCTTGGGTATTGACAGATTACCAAAGTAGCCTTACAATATGGCCAAAGAGGTGACCACGGTAACCTAATCCGCTTTATTATTGTTTGTGGCAAAACTATAATAGCACAAAGAGGTTACCAAGGTCAACTCCTAATATATGAAAGGAGGTTACTTTTGTATGCCTGCACAATGGACAGCAGTAATAATTGGGCAGTTACACCTAAACGGAATTACTGCTAAGGAACTTGCGGCTGAGGTTGAATGGCATCCCAAATACCTCAGTCGTGTTTTGAATGGAGTCGTCAACCCCAGTGGAGCGGAAGAGAAACTCACAATTGCGCTTGATCGTATCATTGAGCGTCGGAACCAACCTCAGGAGGTAGCGGGATGAAAAAGACCGCTCCCCAAGATCAGGGAGCGGCAAGGGTATCATTAAAAGGTCTGCGAGATCGGTGTGGAATCCCAATTGGCGTGATTGCCAAATGGATGAATATAGAGGAAGCAACCGTGGCAGCGTGGGAAAGCGGAGAAAAGATTCCAAACGCCTGCCAGTGTATGTGGCTGTCTGTCATTCTAAACTGTCCGCTCAAGGAAATCTACATGGCGTTATTGAACAGTTAGGATTCTTCAGATTTCTGGGTGCTTAGGCTCCGTTTTGCGGAAATCGCAAGCCCTAGTGATAGATCGGCTGAGTCAGGCCGGTCTGAACGGATATCGTCATAGAGAGAATCCAGTTCAGAACCAAGTTTACCACTCTCTTTCGATCGTATAGCAGCCACTTTTGCAAGCGCTTCACTTTGATGCACAGCAGTCCCCAGGCTGGTGTAGCGCGCAACAGCGGCTGCCATTTCTGCAAATTCATCAGCAGATGAAACAACATCTTCACGATCCCAGGTAGCTTGCATTTTCTGGATTTCGCTGCCAGCCGTTTCCTGTGCGGTTTTTACAGCAGTTTTGTGCGAAATTATTGCAGCAACAACATTACCAATGAGTGTTATGACTGCGGCAACAACGGCAGAAGAAATAAAAAACTTAAAGGTCATAATAGAACCTCCTTTCGTGTGTGTCTGCCATTATTTTACAGACAACTTACATAAAGGTAAAGTTTTATCTTCAAAATAATCCAAAATTCTACAAAAAAGAGAAAGGAGTCTACCATGCAAAAAAGCATCACAATGAACCTCCGGGATGTTTACTACGAAATGCGGGCCGCCGGGATCCGGTGCAGCATGAAGGTGATCTCCGACGGCATCGCCACCGGCGCGTATCCTTTCGGCCGGGTCGTCAACATAGGAGAAACCGGTCGCAGGACCGTGGAGATCTTCCGGGTAGATTTTGAATCCTGGCTCGCCAGTAAGATGCCCCGTGAAGCACCGGTCCCGCTGCTGCGGATCGGATGAAAATGAGACACCCCGACCACCACAGAAGGAGAATAATTATGGAAAGCAATATCAATGAGATCAGAGAAGCCAAGCCGCTGGACATGAGCGGCGGATGGGAAGCCCAGGTGAAAGACCGCAATACCAAGGTTGAAGAAGACCGTCAGAAAATGCGGGCCTGGGAGGAAGAACAGGAGCGAAACCGTAAGGACGAGGTAAGAGCCAAGCGGATCCTGTATGCACTGGCCTTTGCGTTACTGCTGATCACAGCAGGCGGTTTATGCTTGAACTGTGTAGAGAGCGTATCGGTTTGGGTATCCGTGGCAATGACGATTGGAGGCAGCACATTCTTTGCCTTTATCGTCGGTTGGATATGCGGATATAAGGCACACCGCTGATTACAGTGGCAAAGTGGGAGACAGCCACCGAGGAAGAGGTGGAGATTATTAAAAAACAGGGTTTAGACCCGGCTCATTGTGCGGTGGCTCATCCGGGCGAAGACCAGCTGGTGATCCTGAACTGGCTTGATCACCGCGTTGATAAACGGGAATTGTACATCAGGATTCCTCCACGGTGTGGAAAATCCCAAACAATTAAGAAAATAAAAGAGCTTCTGGGCGGTTGAGCTTCAGCCGCACCACATGGGTGGACGAACCCAACAGATTTCCTTTCTTTTTTTGGCAAGATCACAGGTGCGTGGGATGTGATCCTCCCGGACAACCGGAGCGCACCACTACGGGGCATTGGTGTAGCGGTAGCACTACAGCCTTCCAAGCTGTCAGGGCCGGTTCAAATCCGGTATGCCTCTCCACTCACATTCCTTCATGGGATGTCCTCTTGCCATATAAGCCGCAGCCCGTAAGAAGCGGCTCCCGCAAGGGCCCCGGTGCAATTCCGGCAGGGTCTCCACGGTTCTGTAGCTCAATTGGTTAGAGCGGCGGGCTCATAATCCGCGGACGCCGGTTCAATCCCGGACAGAGCCACCAGCTGCATAGGGGAACGGTGCAGCCATACTGCTGTTCGGAAGCCGTGAGACACTTCCGAACGAAAAAGAGAGTGCCCGGTTTTGCCATGGCCGGGCGGGAGCGGATCGCAGGCGCGATGAAGCGGACAGCCATCGGCGGGGAGGCTGATTTCTAAAGAGGGGTGATACCTTGGTCATCAATGAAAAAGGCCTCCTTCGGGCAATGAAGGAAGCCTATAAATCCGACGGCTACGAGATTGAATGCATCCAGACGGGAGGCATCAGAGAGATCCACATTGAGACAACCACCTGGTATGTGATGTGCGTACTCAAGAACCTGCCCAGAAAGGTGCTTGGCCTGATCGTGGAACACATGGGAGAGATTCCTGAGCCGGGACAGGCCGTGCAGGTCAAGAAATCCGAAACCCAGACGAAGATCCTTTCTCCTGACCGTGACAGCTTTGGCGGGATCACCGCTGAGGATTCCATAAATCCGGCAAATATGGTCAAAACCAAAATCGTTTACAGGTATGGAAATATCTGGCAGCAGCTGCGTGGGAACAAGGTGTTCTGGATCAATCCGGATCTGGAAGACATCATGAACGTCAATACCCATGTGCAGTGCCTGGGCGAGAAGGTTCTGAGCATCACAGGAACGGTGAGTACCGTGTGCATCAGACCGACCCCTCCACTGAATGCAGAGGATAAGCGGATGCTGGACTACTTAGGCGGAATCCAACTCCATGAGTAAAAATAAATGCGGTGCCCCCAATTGCCGAAAGAGGGGCACCGCTTTAGTAGAGAACACACAACCTATAAAAGGGCTGCACCTATATTATAGCACAGCAGTCCCCTAATTTGCAACTGATAACCCAAAAGGTTAGGGAGCGAACTGTATGAAAAAGTTTGTAGCACAATTAAACGACGAAAGCTATATCAATATCCCTGCAGACAAAATGGAAGTAAAAGACGAATTCCTCTATGTTTGGTTAGGGTCTGACCTTGTGGCCATGGTTGATGTATCGGTGTTACTGATGGCAAGGATGGATGCCAATGCGACAGACAAGAGGTAATAATCGTGAACTACATTGATTTTCTGACCACAAAAGTACAAGTCGCTCCGGTGAGTGGCTTCGAAGTCCTGCCGGAGGACATAAACCCGGCATTAAAACCCCACCAGCGGGATGCTGTGATGTGGGCAGTAAAAGGTGGCCGCCGGGCACTATTTGAGTCCTTTGGACTTGGCAAGACCGTGCAGGAGCTGGAGTGGTGCCGCCTGGTGCAGGAACATGAGCAGCGACCGGTGCTTATCGTGCTACCGTTGGGTGTCCGGCAGGAATTCACCCGAGACGCACAGCAACTGCTTGGAATTGCAGCTCCTGTGTACATAACCAAAATGGAGCAGGTAAATCTGAAGGTCTATGCCAACAAAGGCACTATCTTTATGACAAACTATGAGCGCGTGAGAGATGGCGACATAGATCCTATCTTTTTCGCCGGTGCTGCCCTGGATGAGGCGTCAGTACTCAGATCATACGGTTCCAAAACCTTCCAGACCTTTATGCAGCTGTTTAAGGGCGTGAAGTACAAACTGGTGGCAACTGCCACACCCTCACCAAACCGCTACAAAGAACTGATCCACTATGCCGGGTACCTGGAAGTAATGGACACCGGGCAGGCTTTGACCCGCTTTTTCCAGAGAGATAGCACCAAGGCAAACAACCTGACCTTGTACCCTCACAAAGAGGAAGAATTCTGGTTATGGGTCAGCAGTTGGGCCTTATTTCTCAGCAGTCCCGCTGATCTGGGATATGACGCTACAGGCTATGACCTTCCGCCTCTGGATGTAAGAACCCACATGATTACCACCCGCATTGGTGATTTAGTGGAGAAGGATGGACAGGTCAAGATGATGCGTGATGCAGCTGTCAGCCTTCAGGATGCCGCAAAGGAAAAGAACGAATCCGTGGCGGCCCGCGTAGCCAAGGCAAAGGAGATCGTGGACAGCGATCCCGATGCTCACTTCATTTTATGGCATGACCTGGAATATGAGCGCAAAACCATCTTAAAGGAAATCCCCGGTACCGTCGATATCTATGGCAGCATGGACTATGACGAACGGGAACGGCGGGTGATTGACTTCTCCGAGGGACGCACCCGGATCTTTGCCACCAAGAAAAGCCTCTCGGGATCCGGCTGCAATTTCCAGCGGCATTGCCACCGGGCTATCTTTGTGGGCATAGATTACGAATTTAATGACTTTATTCAGGCTATCCACCGCATTTACCGCTTTTTGCAGACAGAGCAGGTGATCATCGATGTGATCTACACCGAAGCAGAAGAGCAGATATGGCGAGTACTTTTGGAAAAGTGGGAGAACCACAAGAAACTCCAAGAGAATATGCGGCAGATCGTTATGCAATATGGCTTGCTGGGAGAGCGGCAGGCAGAACGGATGGCCAGATCGATAGGAGTAGACAGAGTGGAACTGAAAGGTAAAAACTGGACCTATGTTAATAACGACTGCGTGGAAGAGGTCCGCAGGATGGAGGATAACTCCGTGGGTCTGATCCACACTTCCATCCCATTTTCCAACCATTACGAATATACCCCCAGCTATAACGATTTCGGCCACAACGAGGACACGGCACGATTCTTCGAACAGATGGACTTCCTTACACCGGAATTGTTGCGGATCCTGCAGCCTGGAAGAGTGGCAGCGATCCATGTCAAAGACCGGGTTCTGTTCGGCAATGTCACCGGTACCGGTATGCCCACTATGGAGCCGTTCCATGCACTCTGCATCCAGCACTACATGAAGCATGGCTTTGCTTATTTCGGTATGATCACCGTGGTGACGGATGTAGTGAGGGAAAACAATCAGACATACCGCCTGGGATGGACAGAACAGTGTAAGGATGGCACGAAGATGGGCGTTGGATGTCCGGAGTATGTGTTGTTATTCCGGAAACTGCCCACAGACCGCTCCAAGGCTTATGCCGATGTGAGGGTCACAAAGACGAAGGAAGAATACCCGTTGAGCCAGTGGCAGCTTGATGCCCATGCTTTTTGGAGGTCTTCCGGTAACCGAAATTTGGATCCTGATGAGCTGGCCCGGCTGAAAATGAGCGACCGGATGCGCCGGTTCCGGGAATGCAGCAAAAACAGTGTGTACAGCTATGAAAAGCATGTTGCACTGTCAAAGGAATTGGAGGACCGGGACGCCATCAGCAAAGAGTTTATGACGGTACCTCCTGCGTCTACCCATCCGGATGTGTGGGATGATATCAATCGTATGAGGACACTGAACACCACCCAGAGCCAGCGCCGGAAGCAGCTGCATGTCTGTCCCCTTCAGCTGGATATCGTGGAGCGGATCATCAACAGATATTCCAATCCAAACGATGTGGTATTTGATCCCTTCGGCGGCCTGGCTACGGTACCCATGATGGCCGTCCGTATGGGCAGATACGGCTATGGCAGCGAATTGAACGCAGGTTATTTTGCAGACGGCGTCGCCTACCTGCAAGCGGAGGAAGAAGAACTGGACCAGCCTAGCTTGTTCGATCTTCTGGAACAGGAGGCAATATGAAACCGCAACTTGATTTTTTTGACGAAATTATCGTGGATAACTTCGCCGGTGGTGGCGGTGCTTCCACTGGCATAGAGCTGGCAGCAGGCAGGCCGGTGGCTATTGCCATCAACCACGATCCGGATGCAATCCTACTGCACAAAACCAACCACCCGTACACAGAGCACCTGCAGGCGTCAGTCTGGGATGTGGACCCAGAGGAAGTCTGTAAGGGACGCCCGGTAGGGCTTGCCTGGTTCTCTCCGGACTGCAAGCACTTTTCCAAGGCAAAAGGCAGCGCCCTTGTCGACCGGAATATCCGCGGTCTTGCGTGGATCGTGCTGAGGTGGGCCGCAAAGGTTCACCCCCGTGTGATCATGTTGGAGAATGTGGAAGAGTTTCAAACCTGGGGACCAGTCCGTAAAGGCAAACCCATTAAGAAAAAAGCCGGTCAGACCTTCCAGAAATGGAAACAGCAGTTGGAAAATCTTGGTTATGTAATCGAGCATCGTGAGTTGGTCGCAGCTGATTATGGCGCACCCACCACCCGGAAACGGTTTGTCTTGGTTGCCCGCTGTGATGGCAAACCTATTGTGTGGCCAGAACGAACCCACGCGCCAAGGGACAGTAAGGAAGTGAAATCCGGAAAGCTGAAGCCGTGGCGGTCTGCAGCAGAGATCATCGATTGGACGCTACCCGGATACTCCATCTTTGCCACCCGCAAGGAAATCTGGGATACATACGGTGTCCGGGCACAGCGTCCCTTGAAGCCAAACACTCTGCGTCGCATTATCCGTGGCGTTGATAAATTCACAATTAAGAGCGGTAATCCATTCATTGTGGATTGTAACCACAGTGGCGGAGGTCACATTAAGGATATCCGAGAACCCCTGAATACGGTAACCCGAAAACACACCGGCGGTGTTGCGGCTCCAGTTATGGCACCGCTTACTGTGACCAACACAAGCAACTCTGTTGGATCCACGGCCGGTGATCCGGTACACACTATCACAACTGCAGGCAATCAGCTGTTTGTGTCTGCAAACCTTATGAGCATCGGACAGACCGGAGGCGGTGATCGGATCCGTGATATGCGTGAACCGGTACCCACCACTGTATCCAAACAGGAGTGCTGTGCAGTAGCAGCTAATCTGATCCAGTACCACACAGAGCAGTCCAAAAAGGTCCGGGGCCAAGGCATGGAAGATCCTGTAATGACGGTGGACAGTTCCAATCGATATGGTCTTGCAAGCTGTAACCTGGTAGAGTACTACGGCAACGGTAATCCTATCGATGTGTCTGATCCTCTACATACTGTTACCGCTCACGACCGGGAAGGAGTAGTGTCTGCACATATTCAAAAGTTCTTTGGCGGCGTGATCGGCGAAGACGCCAGAGAGCCGCTTCCCACTGTTACCACAGTAGATCACAACGCACTGGCTGCAGTTCACGTGGAGAAATACTTTGCAGGCGGATATAAAGGCTGCGGCGATTCTGCCGATGATCCTCTGTCCACCGTTACGGTAGAACCCCGACACGGAGCTTGCGCTGCCCATATCGTGGAATTCAAAGGGCAGGACATAGGCCAATCTGCCAATAAGCCGCTGCGGACAATTACGGCCAGTTGGGGAGAATTTGCAGAATGCAGGGCAGTACTGACAAAGGCACCCGGGCGGGATCTCGGTAACTGGCCACAGATCCGGGAACTGTTGAACGAATATTGCGGTTATAACTTGGCTGACGATGAAGTAATCCTGCTGATCATCCGCGGCATTGCCTATTACATCAGCGATATTACCCTGCGGATGCTGACTCCCCGTGAACTATACAACGCTATGGGTTTCCCGGTGGATTACATCATCGAAAAGGATTACACGGGCAATGTTTACCCCAAGGATAAGCAGGTGGCCAGGTGTGGTAATGCCGTCTGCCCGCCTCTGGCAGAAGCTATGGTCCGGGCAAACATTCCGGAATGGCATACCGTTACCATTGTGAACATGGCACAGTTCCATAAGGCTGTGGCTATATAGGAGGAACTGAAATGAAATTCGTTCTGATAAACGATATCCACATCAATATTGACCAGATCCGGAGCTTCTCCTGGAAGGATGGCGATCTGTGTATCTGGTATGCAGGGCGGCACTTCTTTGAGAGCTGGCCGGACCCGGAAAAGAAGCTGTACAACAAATTGTGCCTTACACTTGGCGTTGCACCTGCAATGCCCCAGGAGGTGGGACCATGAGAATTGCAATGCACCGGGGCAAATGGCGGAAAGAGGGGTGCTTCATGGAAGGCTACCTCTGCTATACACCCAGCAAAAACGAAATCGGTCTTCAGACTATTGAAACCAGTGGCATTGTTCCTGTTATTCCGGAAACCGTAGGCGAATTTACGGGCCGTCTGGATGTGAACGGGAAGCGGATCTATGAGGGAGATATCGTCCAGTATGGAGCGGGTCTGTGGGTGGTGGAATACAACGCTGGGAAAATGGGCTTCACCTTCCGCAATATCCGGAACGATGCCATCCTGCCAGGCTACGCGGTTACAGCGGCCACAAAAGTGGTGGGCAACATCCATGAGAATCCGGAAATCCTCAGAATGAAGAGGCTACAGGCCAACATCCGAAATGCAAGGAGGGCGGAAAATGGCAAACGCTAAGAAGTGCGATCGCTGCGGATCATATTACCAAGAAGTCGAACCAACTGCGATTGAAACTCTTGCAAATTCCATGACCGCAATATTTGAGCCGAAATCGGTATTGCAAAATATCGCAGTAATCGAAAAGTTTATGGATCTGTGCCCCAGTTGTTCCGAAAGCCTTAAACAATGGGTAAAAGGAAAGGAGACAGAAAAAGATGTACCAGGTAGTACATAAGAAGACCGGCGCCGTCAGAACGGTTTACGGTATCAATGGCCTGTATTTTCTCCTTTGGGATGCGGACAACCAAAGCTGGGAGTATGAAAGCACGGACAATTACAGGCCTGTGGAGGCACCGGCATGAAAGAAATGGACAATCTGACCCGGGATGTGCTGGCGGCTGAGGCCGACGGCTTCGGGCCCTGGTATGGAAGATACATTGCGGCGTATGGACATGTGAGAGTACCAACACCGGAAACACCGCAGACGCAGAAAAAGACAGCCGTCTGCCCGCACTGCGGAAAGACCTTCATACAGAAAGACAAGTGGCCGAAGAAGTATTGCAGTGCAGATTGCATTGAAGAGGCCCGCCGCAAGCAGCAGTATGCGCATGCGGAAAGAAAACGTGCCGAAAAGTCGGCTTGCGCTGCGTCCCCGGGATGACCGGGGGCGGATCGGAACCCGACATGAGAAACGAAAGGAGTGGCGGCCCATGAAGCGGATCAAGAAAAGAATATTTTCCGGTACCGTTTGTGAGCAGCTGGTCTTTAATGTGTCGGACCGTACCCGGAAGATCAAAGAAGCAAAACCCCGTGTGCGGTTCAAAACCCAGGAAGAGCGGGAGCAGCACAAGCTTTTGATCTCCCGCCGCCGCCATGCCCGGCTCATCAACGAGAACATGGACCCGTCCGGTTTGTATTCCACGCTGACCTTCAGCAATAAATATGAGGTGCATACTTTCGAAGAGGCCCGGATCGTCCGTGACAGATTCAAGCGTCGTCTTACATATCACCACCCGGATGCCGTGATCTTCCTCTACATGGGCAGAGGTAAGGCCACCAACCGAATCCATTTCCACATGATCTCCAAAGGTGTACCAGAGGAGACAATCCGCAAATATTGGTATTACGGCACTGTAGTGCGCATTGAGCACCTGCGCTCCCATAACTTCTATGACCATGTGGACCACGGCCAGGACTACACCGGCCTTGCAAACTACTGTTTTGATCACTGGACACCGGAGGTGGGCGGCCACCACTGGCAGGCTACCAGAAATGCCCGAAAGCCGGAGGAAGAGGATGCCCAGGAGGTCAAGCGGGATTACACCCTGGAAAAACCGCCCAAGCCGCCCAAAGGCTATGTCCTGGTATCTGCCAAGGCCAACAAATACGGCTACCTCTACTTCAAATATGTGAAGGAACCACCAAAAGAAAACCGACCGAAAAACAGAAAAAACCGGCCTCCCGCCGGTTAATTAAAGCCTTGTAAATGTGTAAAGGTTTGGAACCAATCTATCAAAGGAGGAAAAACAGATGCAAACAATCACAATTGAGATCCAAGAAAAGGAGATGGAGGTTTTGCAAGAATTTGCAAGGATCTTTATCGACGCATTCGCAGACTGGATCTCCGCCAGAAGGGAGCAGTCAAAAGAAGGAGAGGGACAGAGATTTAGCCATTTTTCTGAAATGCCGGACGATGAAGCTGCCGTGCTCTGGTATGCCATGGAGATTGAGAAGGCAGAGCGCGCTTATGACGAGCACATGAAAGAACTTTGCATGGCTGCCTCACAAGCTAAGGATTCGGATGACTTCTGTAAGATTATGGAAGGAAACATCGACCAATTCACATTCATTGGGCGGCGGCTTCATCAAGCCATTAACCGTGGGCATTATCCCTGGATCAACATTGAGGACCTAAAGCCCAGCGATGTAGGTATGGACTGGGTGCAGGTGCAGACCCTGCTGCTTCCGGAACGTCAATGGGGATTACCCGAAACCGCAGAAATGAGAGACGGTGAATGGTACGACATGGACGATGCACCCGTAGAGGAAGAAAACAGCGTGATCGTCACCCACTGGCGCCCTCTTCCTGCCCCACCCAAGAAGAGGATTCCATGAAAAGGCCACGACGACACAAACCCAAAGCACCGCGAATACCCAGGTGTTTGTGCGGAAGCTGGCTGCACTGGTTGTTGCAGATCGCCAGCCCAAGCCGCTTTGTGGATGAAGCATTCAAAGGGACGAATCCAGTTGCAATGCAGTATTTCTCCGAATACCGTCATTTCCTTGGCCGGTGGTATGAATGGAAAATCGCCATGAGAACATGCACAAGGGATGAATGGCATACATACAGACGCGAATTCAAAAGGAGGCAAAACAATGAGCGCAGCGGACAACCATAACCGGAGAAGCCGCCGGGGTTACAGCAAGCAGCACCGTACCCTGGCACCCAGGAATTCTCCCATGATTGACCTGTCCAGACCCCGCACGAAGAAGCGTGGCGGGAAGATCAGCAGCCTGTTTTTCCGTAGGCCCTCTTCCGGCTGACAGGCAGAAAAAGCACCCACTTCCAGAATCGAGACAGGAAAAGTGGGTGCAGCTGACATGCCTATATTTTACTCCATAGGAGGAGGTATGTCAAATGCAAACCGGAGCAAGCAAAAAAAGGCCCTGTGATACCTGTCAACGAGTCCGGGACCCTGCCAACTGTGAGAATAAGCTGTGCAGAGACTGGCAGACATGGTTTATCGATCGGTGGGAAAGTATGCGCCGGGCAGTCGCGGCCCAGGCTCATGGAAAGGGTATCCAGGGAGACCCCATATCCGTGGGCGGTGTTCAATACCACCACCCGGATCATGTGAGAGCATATTTGGAAAATGACCCGTGCCAGCAGTGCCCGTTTGGCGGCGGCCTGTGCCGGGAAGACTGCGCCACTAAGCAAGCGTGGCTGGAAGCAAAAGGAGCGAAATAGTGAACTGGAAAGCGGAAGCAAAGGACAAGCTGAGAAAATATGATGCCATGAGGATGTCCACCCTTACGATCCCGGAGAATCTTGCCCGTCTGGAAGCGGAATACAAGGCCATCCGCAGCGCCACCGCAGACGGCACCCCTGTCCGTGGCGGTACGTCCGCCAGGGAAGATGCCATCATCAACAACATCGCCGAACGCCAGGAGCTGGAGCTGGCCCTGCAGAACGCTACTGCATGGGTGAAGATCGTGGACCGGGCGATGAAGTGCCTGAAGCCGGACGAAAAGATGATCCTGCACCGGCTGTACATCTACCCCGAAAAGGGAGCGCTGCAGCGGCTGTGCAATGAACTGGGCGTAGAAAGCTCCAGCATCTACCGCCGCCGTGACCTGGCACTGCAGACCTTTACGCTGGCACTGTACGGCACCACCGGTGAAGAGCTGTCATAAGGTTGATAAAAAAACGGGAAGAAATATTTGACCGGCTGTGGTATAATATAAGGGCAGAGAATATACGAAGCGGCCAGGAGAGCGAACACTCCCGGCCGCTTTTCACATACCCCGGGGGGAGAGGTGAGAAATGGCCCAGAAACGCAACCGACCGGACAAAGACGGATCCCACCGCCTGGCGTTTGATAGAAACAAAAAGAAGATCTATGCTACACAAACAACCTGCGGCATTTGCGGGAAACCTGTAGACTTTGGCCTGCGATATCCGCACCCATTGTCACCGTGTATTGACCATATCATTCCTGTTGCCCGCGGCGGTCATCCCAGCGATCGGGATAATATGCAGCTGGCGCACTGGGCCTGCAACCGTGCAAAGGCGGACAAACTCGTAGGAAACATGAGGACCGCCCCGAAAAGTGAAGTGATATCCAATCGGCTGTTACCGCAGTCACGGGACTGGGTGGCCTACAAGGGCCGCTGAGCGGTGATTGATTTCGGGCAGAAGAGGGGGGCATACCCCCCTCCCGACCCCGCTTCCGACCTTCAACAGGCGTACTGCGAATATTTCTCGCTGAGAAGTTCCTTTATTTCAAACCACAGGAGGCTAATATGGCGGACTATAAAGGCAAAGAATACCTCAAGCGGCTGCTGGCTCAGAAGAGAACCAGGGTGCTGATGCGTTACAACTACTACGACATGAAAAACGGTATCAAATACCTGCAGACTATCATCCCGGCTCAGTTCATGTGGATGGCGCAGACCATGGGATGGTGCGGGAAGGCCGTGGACAATCTGGCTGACCGGCTGGCCTTCAGGGAGTTCAAGGACGATAACTTCGACCTGAACACCATCTTCAGGATGAACAATCCTGATATCCTTCCGGACAGTGCTATTTTATCTGCGCTGATCGCCAGCTGCAGCTTTATATATATTTCCGAGGATGAGGACGGCTTCCCCAGAATGCAGGTCATCGATGGCGGTAACGCTACCGGCATCATTGACCCTATCACCAATATGCTCCATGAGGGTTACGCTGTCCTGAAACGGAATGAGAATAAGGAGCCGATCCTGGAGGCTTATTTTGTGGCAGGCCGCACAGAGTATTACCAGGGCGGGAAGCTCATCCGCACGGACACCCACAAGGCACCCTATGCGCTGCTGGTGCCGATCATCTACCGGCCTGATGCAATGCGGCCTTTTGGACATTCCCGAATTACGAGGGCGTGCATGAATCAGATGCAGGGTGCCATGCGTACGCTGCTCCGGTCAGAAGTAACAGCGGAGTTCTACAGTTTCCCCCAGAAGTATATCACAGGTCTGGCTCAGGATACGGAATTTGAAAACTTCCGGGCAACCATATCCTCTTTCCTGAAATTCACCAAGGATGATGAGGGCGACAAGCCGACGCTTGGACAGTTTTCTCAGCAGAATATGGACCCCCATATTACGCAGTTGAAGATGTTTGCATCCCTCTTTGCCGGAGAGACGGGCCTCACCATGGATGATCTGGGATTTGTAACAGACAACCCCTCCAGCGCGGAGGCCATCAAGGCCAGCCATGAGAACCTCCGGCTTCTGGCCAGAAAGGCCCAGCGCACCTTCGGAAGCGGATTCCTCAATGCAGGCTATCTGGCTGCATGCATCCGTGATGATTACGAATACAAGCGCGAGCAGGTGTATCTGACAAAGGCCGCCTGGGAGCCGGTTTTCGAACCGGACGCTGCTATGCTCTCCGGCATCGGCGACGGTATCGGCAAGATCAACCAGGCAGTGCCCGGCTACTTTGGCCCCGGAAACCTGCGGGATCTGACCGGCATCGAAGCGGAAGGTTAAGAGGTGGCGGCCATGGAAGACATCGCCCCCAAGCTTTTGCAGAAGCTGCAAGAGGATTTCCATGAAAGACTCCGGCTCAACAAAAATGTGCAGCAGCTGATGGAACTGGTGGATGCAGGCAAGGCGACCTATATCCAGGCCGGGGAAGTGGCCTATGAGATAGGCACCGAACTTTCCCAAACATTTGCAAATTGCTTTTCCTCATCATCTCTTCCTGATGGAAAGATGTACTACAACATTGCAGATCGCACAGTGCGGCCAATGCTGGAGGAAGATCATCAGCTGATCGCCGAGGTCACCGAGAAAGTGCAGACAGCCCTCAACAAAAAAGCGAATATCGGGCTGAAGGCCCAGACCGCTCCGGTGAACGAAGACCGCATCGACGGCATTGTCGACAAGATCAGCGAAGCGGAAGCTTTTGATGATGTAGCCTGGGTGCTGCAAGATCCCGTTGTCAATTATAGCATGTCTGTGGTGGATGCTTTTCTCAAGGCAAATGTGGAATTCCAGGGAAAGGCGGGACTAAACCCCAAAATCATCCGCAAGGCAGAGCGCCGGTGCTGTAAGTGGTGCACCACCCTGGCCGGTGAGTATGACTATCCGGATGTCCCGGATGATGTTTACCGCAGGCACGAAAACTGCCGCTGTCAGACGGATTATGACCCAGGAGATGGACGGCGGCAAAATGTACACACAAAAAGGTTGACGACCCCTGATGAGCGTGATATTCTGGAAGAAAGGAAGCGCAGCAGGCTGGGCAATCTCGGGGTATTCCGACCGAAAGAATACCAGTCGGCGGTTGGCAGGTATGTGAAGGTCGACAGGTCTTCGGTAGTGAAAGCCGCAAAGGAAGGCAAAAGACATGGACATGCTGGTGTTTTCCTGGATGCCCAGAATAAAAGTAAAAAGGAATTGCAAAAGTCCATCATTTCCCATGTTACTCAAGTCGAAATACACGACGACAAGATCAAACACCCGGAAAAATATGTACTGGATTGGGATAAAAAAGATCCGAGATACCAGCAGGGCCTTTTGAAAAAATGGGAAAAGGATATGAGACGGAATGCAGAGCAAGCGGAAATCGAACTTGCTGTGTTTGATGCGAGGTATGGACGATGAATAAAAATCTGTTAAAGGAAATCGTCGAGGGCATTGTAGATGCTGCCGACGAACTGATCGAAAAAAAGGAAAGAGACCTGGTAGAACAGGGTCAGCTGATTGCATATGCAGAGTCCCTTGGCATCATTCGGGACGCATACGCAGGATATGACCTTGCGGAAATCGGTCTTGATTTTGATATTGATGCAAAATACCTTCTGTGAAAATTACAAACCTTGAAAGCACGATGCTGTTTGCACCGTGCTTTTTTTATACCAAAAAGGAGGCCCCATGACTGAAACCCGGAAAGGGCGGCAGACCCCTACAAAGTCCATAGTGCTGCCCTACACCGAGACCAGGGGCAGCGAAGCAATTGACCTTTACAACAGCTCCGGCCGGACCGCACAGGAATGGCAGGAGCTGCTTATTTATGACATCATGGCCATCAATGAGGACGGCCTCTGGGTGCATACCAAGGTGGGAGAAGAGATTCCCCGCCGTAACGGTAAGAATGAGGTGGTGGTGATCCGGGAGATGTGGGGCCTGGAAAACGGGGAGAGGATCCTGCACACCGCCCACCGCACTACCACCAGCACCGCAGCCTCACGCCGCCTTGTGCAGCGCCTTGTGGGCGCTGGCTATGAGGAAGTTACCCGCGTGAAGAAAGGCGTCAAATACGACAAACACTTCACCTACACCAAGCAGATGGGCCTTGAGCGCATTGTGATCCTCCGGGAGGGTGGCGGCACGATCGACTTCCGCACCCGGTCGTCCCAGGGCGGCCTTGGTGAAGGCTTCGATCTGCTTGTGATCGACGAGGCCCAGGAGTACACCGACAACCAGGAGACCGCCCTCAAGTATGTGGTCACCGACTCCAAGAACCCCCAGACGGTCTTCTGCGGCACACCGCCCACGGTGGTTTCTGCCGGTACCGTATTCATGAAAATGCGGAATCAGGCGCTGCAGGGCGAGAGCATCAACACCTATTGGGCCGAGTGGTCTGTCGATGAGATGACAGATCCCAGAGACAAAGAGGCATGGTATGAGTGCAACCCGTCTTTGGGTACAGTCCTGTCAGAGCGCGCCATCATGGACGAGATCGGCAGCGATGAAGTGGATTTCAACATCCAGCGCCTGGGCCTTTGGCTCAAATATAACCAAAAATCCGCGATCAGCAAACGGGAGTGGGAAGAACTTCAGTGTGAGGCACTGCCCAAACTCACCGGTAAACTGTTCGTAGGTATCAAATACGGCCACGACGGAGACAGCGCGGCAATGTCCATTGCTGTTAAGACCGACGATGGCCGTATTTTTGTTGAGGGCATTGACTGCCGCTCCATGCGAGCCGGAAACAGCTGGATACTTGACTTCCTGGAAAAAGCGCAGGTCGAAAGTGTTGTGGTGGACGGTGCCAATGGACAGGAACTGCTGGCAAAGGCAATGAAGGAGCGCAAACTCAAGGCACCCATGCTGCCAACTGTTAAGGAGATCATCATGGCAAACGCCGCCTTTGCCCAGGCCCTCTACCAGAAGGACATCTGCCACATGGGACAGCCTTCCATGGTGCAGATCGTCAGCAACTGCGAAAAGCGGGCCATCGGCTCCAATGGCGGCTATGGCTATAAATCCATCCTGGACGGTGCTGACATCTCCCTTATGGACAGCATGATCCTGGCTTATTGGAGATGCAGCACCAAGAAAGAAAAGAAAAAACAGACAGTAGGATACTGACCGGAGAACCGGTAGTAAATAAATTCCCGATACCACCGGGCAAAGTGGGAGGAGAACAATATGAGTGAATTTAAACCCATCACCACGCAGGAGGAATTCGATGCAGCAATCAGCGCCCGCCTTGAAAGAGAGCGCGGCAAGTACGCTGACTATGAAACCCTCAAAGAACAGGTCGGGACACTGACCACCGAACGGGACACCGCAAACCAGCAGCTGGCAGATGCCAATGCCAGGATCAAGAACTACGAGACCAACTCGGTAAAAATGAGAATCGCACAGGAGAAGGGCATCCCCGCACAGATGGCCTCCCGTCTCACAGGTGAGACTGAAGAGGACATCGCAAAGGACGCTGACATCCTGGCCCAGATCTTCAAGGCAGCCAAGGGCACAGCACCGCTGTTTGATGGCAGTCAGCCCGTCGGAGACGACAAAGACGCAGCACTTAAGCAGTTGCTGCAGAATCTCAACATGAATTCTTAAGGAGGAATTATTTATGGGTAATGTACAGACTATGGGAACCATGTTCCCTTCCGAGTGCGTCAATCAGGTATTCAGCGCAGTAAGAGGCAAGTCCTCTCTGGCTGCTCTTTGTGAGCAGATCCCCGTAGCTTTTACCGGCACCGACCTGTTCACCTTCCAGATGGACAATGAGGTTGCGCTGATCGGCGAAGGTGAGGAAAAGGGCCACGGCGGTATCGCGGTTGCACCTGTCAAGGTAGTGCCCGTCAAGATCGAATACGGTGCCCGCGTCACCGACGAGTTTATGACCGCTTCTGACGAAAAGAAGCTGGAAATTCTCAAGGCATTCAATGAGGGTTTCGCAAAGAAGGCAGCCCGTGGCCTGGATATCATGGCCATGCACGGCGTGAATCCCCGCACCGGCGAGGCATCCAACCTGATCAAGTACTATTTCGACAAGAACACCACCAATACCATTGCATTTGATGCAGCTGCCTGCGATGACAACGTGGATGACGCTGTGGAGAAGATCGGTGATTACGATGTCACCGGCATTGCAATGGCAAAGTCTTTTGCTTCCGCTCTGGGCAAGCTGGAAGGCACCAACGGTGCAAAGCTCTATCCTGAACTGAAGTGGGGCGGCCAGCCCAAGGCCGTTAACGGTGTAGCAGCCAGCGTCAACAGCACCGTTTCCTTTGGTGAGTCCAAGGATATGGCCATTATTGGCGACTTCGCAAACATGTTTAAGTGGGGCTATGCGAAGGATGTGAAGATGATCGTGATTCCTTACGGTGATCCTGACAACACCGGTAAGGATCTGGCGGGTCATAATCAGGTCTATATCCGTGCCGAGGCATACATCGGCTGGGCAATTCTGGATGAGAATGCATTCTCCCGCGTGATTGTCGAGTAAATCGGCGTAAAGGTCAGGTGGGAATATGGAACCTTTTGCAACGTTAGATGATCTAATCGCCTTGTGGCGTAGGCCAAGGGGCGAAGAGGGTTACCGCTGCGAGGAGCTGCTGAAACTGGTCTCTGACTGCCTGCGTGCAGAAGCGGAAAAGGTTGGAAAAAACCTGGATGAAATCGTGGCCAAGAATGCTTATATGGCCTCCGTTGCCAAATCTGTGACCGTTGATGTGGTTGCCAGAACGCTGATGACCTCCACCGACCAGGAACCCATGACGCAGATGTCCCAGAGCGCCGGAGGCTATAGTGCCTCCGGCACATTCCTGGTGCCGGGCGGTGGATTGTTTATCAAGCGTTCCGAGCTTGCCAGACTTGGCCTGCGCCGGCAGAAGGCAGGAGGTTGTGATATCTATGGCTTCTCTGATTAAGGGAATCACCGTCATTCTCTACGAACCAACAAAAACAGGAGAAGACGGATTCCATAGACCGAAATACGCGGAACTGCCTGTTAAGGTAGATAATGTTCTGGTTACTCCGATGTCTACAGAAGATATCGTGGCGGAGCTGCAGCTGAGCGGGAAAAAGGCCGTCTATGAGCTGAGCATACCAAAAGAAGACACCAACATTTGGGAAGACAGGACCGTGGAATTTTTTGGGCATAAGTGGAAGACCTTCGGCTGCTGTCAGAAGTACATCACCCAAAATGTCCCGCTTGATTGGGACAGAAAGATTCGGGTGGAACGCTATGGCTAAAGTAATCGTGGAACTGAACAGCGCAGGAATCCGGGAACTGCTGAAATCCCAGGAAATCGCAAACGTTTGCGAATCTGAGGCCGCCAAAATGACAGCGGCCAGCGGTGTCAAATATACGGCGGATGTCTATGTAGGTCGCACCCGCGTTAATGCAAAGGCAGTCAGGAGGGCCGACAATGATTGAAAAGATAATTCTTGATTATGTGTCGGCCAGGCTTTCCGTGCCTGTGGATATGGAGGTGCCTGCTGACCCTGAAAATAGTTATGTGGTACTGAAACGATCCGGAAGAGGCCGGGAGAATGGCCTGGAAGCATCCAACCTGATAACCGATGCCTACGCACAGAGCCTTGAGGAAGCGGCAATGCTCAATGAGCAGGTCAAGGCCGTGCTGGATGAGCTGGACACTCTGGACGAAATCAGCAGCGCAGAGCTGGCCGCAGACTACCCGTTAACAGATACCGCAAGCAAGCGGTACCGCTATCAGGCGGTATACGAAATTTATCATTACTGAAAGGAACTATGAAATGGCTACTGTAACTGTAAGCGCAAAGCGGGTAACCGCAGCGAAGCCTAAGAAGGGCGGCGCCGCCTTCCGTGCGCCGGTGGGCACCACCCTGCCCAAGGATACCACCACAGCACTTGAGACAGCCTTTAAGGCTCTGGGCTATATCTCTGAGGACGGTGTTACCAACAATAACAGCCCTTCTTTTGAGAGCGCAAAGGCCTGGGGCGGCGATGAAGTGCTGCACTATCAGACTGAGAAGCCTGATACTTTTAAGTTTGTCATGATCGAGGCCTTGAACACCGAAGTGCTGAAAACCGTATACGGTGACGGTAAGGTGGAAGGTGACCTGGTGACCGGCATCTCCGTGAAGGTATCTGCAGAGGAACTGGAACCCAGTGCCTGGGTCATCGATATGACCATGAAGGGCGGCGCAGCGAAGCGTATCGTAATTCCTTGCGGTGCCATCACTGCCATCGATGAGATCGTATACAAGGGCAACCAGGCGGTTGGCTACGGCATCACGATTTCCGCAGAGCCTGATGATGATGGCAACTACCATTATGAGTATATCAAGGCTGCGGCAACCGCCAATGCAGGTTAAGGAGGAATGACCTATGATCAGAGGTAAGACAAGATCCGGCTTTGCATTTGAACTGGAAGATCATGTGCTGGACAGCATGGAACTGCTGGACACCATCATGGAAGCGGATGAGAATCCCGCTGCAATCTCCAAGGTCGTAAAGATGATCCTGCCCGCTGAGCAGCGGAAGAAGCTCTATGACCACCTGCGTACCGAAAAGGGCAACGTGCCTATTATGGCAGTTGCGCAGGAAGTGGCGGAGATCTTCAGCAGCAATCAGCAGGGAAAAAACTGATTGCCCTCGCCGGCATGCTCTCCGCGGATCGGGATGCGCTGATCTGCGATCTGGCGGAAGTATATGGAATATTTGACCATAAAGCGTTGCCGGTATCTTTACTGGCAACGCTTTCTGTCGGTTTGAGGGAAGATTCACGCATAAAGCAAAAGCTTTCCGGGATGCATCTGTCCAGAATGGAGCAGCTGATGGCTGCTACTGTGGACAGGCTTTCCATGCTGGTCTGGATGAACAGTGAAGACGGAAGAAAGGGAGAAAACCGTCCCACTTCTGTCTTGGGAGTCCTTATGGGAGAAGAGCCGGAAGAAAAGCCGGTGGAAGGCTTTGAAACAGCGGAAGAATTTGAGGCCGAATGGGCAAAGAGAACGGGGGTGAGCCATGGCAGGTAGTATTGCGAAAGCCTATGTGCAGGTGATCCCTTCAGCGAAAGGTATCAAAGGAAAACTTTCCGGTATGCTGGGCGGTGAGGCCGGAGCAGCAGGCAACAATGCGGGTAGCTCATTTGCATCCAATCTGCTCAGTAAGGCCAAGGGCCTGATCATAGCCGGTGGCATTGGAAAAATGCTGGGCGAATCGCTGCAGGCAGGCGGCGCACTCCAGCAAAGCCTGGGCGGTGTAGAAACGCTGTTTAAAGACAGCGCAGCCACCGTCATTGCCAATGCCGAAAAGGCATACAAGACCGCCGGCATGTCCGCCAACCAGTATATGGAGTCGGTAACCGGCTTCTCTGCGAGCCTTTTACAGGGCCTTGCAGGCGATACGGAAAAGGCTGCATCTGTGGCGGATATGGCCATGACCGACATGTCGGACAACGCCAACAAGATGGGCACCAGCATGGAGGCTATCCAGAACGCCTACCAGGGTTTTGCAAAGCAGAACTATACCATGCTGGATAACCTGAAGCTGGGCTATGGCGGCACCAAGACGGAAATGGAGCGCCTGCTGAAAGACGCCCAGAAGATCACCGGTGTTAAATACGACATCAGCAATCTGTCGGATGTCTATTCCGCAATCCATGTGATTCAGGGTGAGCTGGGCATCACAGGCACCACCGCCAAGGAAGCGGCAACCACTCTTTCCGGCTCCATGGCATCCATGAAGGCTGCCTTCAGTGATGTGCTGGCCAACCTCTCCCTGGGCCGTGATATCGGCCCTTCACTCACAGCTTTGGGAGAAACGGTCTTCACATTTCTGACGGGCAACCTGATCCCCATGGTGGGAAACATCCTGGGAACCCTGCCGGAAGTACTTAGCAGCGCCTTTTCCATGGCCATCCAGGGCCTTAACATGGCATCTGCAAATGCGGATGCTTTTCTGCAGGTAGGCATCGACCTGGTGACCGGCATCGGTACTGCAGTAATAACTGCTGCACCTTATCTGGCGGAAGCCGCCTTCAATTTGGTGGCATCCCTGGGAAATGCCATCAAGACTACCGACTGGGCGCAGCTGGCCACCAGTACCATCACGAGCCTGCGGGGCAGCCTGGATATCGCCGCAGGTGAGATTCTGGGTACTGACGGAGATATCGTAGGCTCCATGCTTACTGCCATTGCCTCCGGTCTGCCGGACATCCTGGCCACCGGCGGCGAAATGCTCAATACTCTGGTCAGCGGTATCGCATCTGCCTTGCCGGGTCTGACTGCCCAGGCGCTGCAGCTGCTGGTTTCTTTTGTGAATCAACTGCTGTCTGGTCTGCCGCAGGTGCTTGGCACAGGCAAGAGCATCCTTTTGAACCTGGTAGACGGAATAAAAACCGCATACCCCAGCATGCTTGCATCGGCGGGCGAAGCGATCGGAACTTTGCTGAAAGGCATCGTGCAGAGTCTGCCCAGCATCCTTGCTGCCGGATTTGACCTGGTTGTAACTTTGATTTCCGGTATCGGCAATGCCGCACCGGATCTGTACGCAGGAGCGGGGAAGCTGCTCCAGAATGTGGGAAAAGCCATCAAGGCCATCAACTGGAAGCAGTTGGGTAAGGACATCGTGAACGGCCTGATCAATGGTATCGGAGCCATGGGCAATGCCCTGTGGAATGCGGCAAAGAGTATTGCAAAATCTGCCCTTAACGCTATCAAGAGCGCACTGGGCATCGCTTCTCCCTCCAAGGTCATGCGTGACCAGGTTGGTAAGTGGATCCCTTCCGGTGTTGCGGTGGGTATTCAGGCCAACACCAAACCTCTGACTGATGCAGTCCATGATCTGTCCGGTCTGACCACAGAAACCCTGCAGACGGATCTGCAGCTGAACCAGACAGCACTCTCTATGCCGATGCAGTACACAAAGGCGGGGGCAGCTGAGCCGATGGCGGCAGATGCGGACAAACTGACGCAGATTCTGGAAGCAGTTATGGATGCAGAAGAGAGCAGCAGAGCAATGACCTTTGAAACGGTCAAAGTACTGCAGGAGATCCTTACGGCAATCGGAAATATTAAAATTGACGGGCAAAGCCTGTTCAAAATCGTATACCAAGCCAATAAGCGAAACATGCTTACATCGGGTGGCATGGGGTTTGCATATGACTGAGAGGTAAGGAATGAAAAGGAAATTCACAAATGACTTTCTGATCGATGATGCCCCTATGCTGGATCCGGATGAAGGTGTAGGCATAGACTTCTCAGACCTGCAAAGCGAGGCTTCAGGAAGAGATGAGAGCGGATGTATGCACAATATCATAATTCGCTCCGGAATCAAAACATGGTCGTTCGCTTATTCCTGGTTGACGGCAAAAGAGTATGCTTACATCCAGGGCCTTTTGAGCGGAAAGGCCAGATTCGCCTTTACCTTCAAGGATGAAGCAGGAGAATCCAAGAAAGTAAAGGCATACTGCAGAAAAAGAAGCGTTTCCTATTGGAGCGCCCGGCGAGGGTTATACAGAGACCTGAAGTTCGATATAATCGAATGCTAATCGAAGCAGCACCGTGGGAATACCTGCGGTGCTGCTTTTTTAGGAGAATGAATATGTTTGAAAGAATCAAAAAGTGGTATGTCATGGGACTCTGGACGCAGGCCCAGGTGCAGCAGGCCGTGGACAGGGGTGTTATTACCGTGGAGCAGTACCAGTCCATTGTTTCTCTGTAAGGAGGGATTCTATTGTTTAAGATTTTGCAAGACAACACAATTTGTCTTACCCGCGGGGATATCGCAAGCATTGAAGTTTCTGCCAGACTTCAGGATGGATCTGAGTATACATTTGCCAAAGGCGATGTTGTGAGACTCTTGGTGTTTGGCGAGCATAAGTATTCGGACGTGGTTATTCGTAAAGAGGTTACGGTGTCCGATGAGACCAAGGTTGTGACAATTAACCTTACCAAAGATGATACGAAGCTTGGCAATCCGATCAGCCACTCGGTAGATTACTGCTACGAAGTCGAACTGAACCCGGATACTGCACCCCAGACGATCATTGGTCATGATGTATCCGGGAAGAAGATCTTTCGCTTATATCCTGAGGGCGGTGCTGAATGAGTGAGACGATGATCGACGGTACGCTTCAAACACCAGAGCCTATCAGCGGCGACATCATAATAAAGCATAAATTGACTGGCACAGTATTTGCTACCGTCGTTGCCTCTGGGTATGCAACCGAAGAAACAGAACTCATGGGCGGCATTTCTTCTGAGGGGCATCTGTATGGTTGTATGGAACCTACCGGAATGCTTGACGGAGACCTTGCGATGGCTTATTCAACTGATGCCGAAGCCTACGAAGGCGACTATGAAGTGACTCCAACGGTGGAAGGGCTGGAGCTTCCGACCAAGCACAAATACATGGCGGACGATGTCACCATCAGAGCAATACCTTTTTTTGAGGTAAGCAACAATAGCGGTGGAAACACCGTGTATATTGCTGATGAAATTTAAGTTAAGCAGGTGAAATAATGGGAACTTCAAAAGTTATCTACGGCGGTAAAACGCTGATTGATCTTACAGCAGATACCGTTGTGCCAGATAAGCTTCTAAAGGGCTACACTGCCCATGGTGCAGACGGCGAACCTATCGAAGGCACTTGTACCTTCGACGCCGACACCCAGGACGCCACTGCAGCAGAGGCGGAGATCCTGGCCGGTAAGATCGCATACGTGAGAGGCGTTAGGAAGACCGGCGACATGCCTAATAACGGCGCAGCTGCCATCAAGATCAAGAGCAAGGACGAAGCTGTCCAGGTGGCGCAGGGCTACCATGATGGCGCTGGCACTGCAGCCATCGACGACACGGAGAAGGCCAAGCTGGTTCCTGCTAACATCCGTGCAGGTGTGACTATTCTGGGTGTGACGGGCGAAATGACCGGCTCTGAAGGCGTAACAGCTCAGAGCAAAGAGGTCACGCCTTCCAAGACAGCGCAGACCGTGCTGCCCGATGAAGGCTATACGCATCTGTCACAGGTTGTTGTTAAGGCGATACCCTATGTTGAGAGTCAAAATGCCGCAGGTGGTACAACTGTAACCATCGGATAAGGGGTGTTTATATGGCTGTCAATCATATTGTCTATGGAGGCAAAACTTTAATTGATTTAAGAGCCGATACCGTGACCCCGGAAACACTTGAAAAGGGCATCATAGCCCACGATGCAAGCGGAAATCCGATCACAGGCACACGAAGCAATCAAGTAGAAAGCTTGGTATTTACGCTTGATGATGGTACTACGGTTGATATATCCCAAATAGCAAGCATAACCATCCCGGCAGGAAGCGTTAAAAAGATAACGGCAGATTCGATGAATGTGTGGGAACAGAACCCACTGCCGGCCGAATATCAGCGGGTTCAGTGGATTGGCGTATCTGGTTCACAGTGGATCAATACAGACATAAGCCCAAAATCCGAAAACGTCACCTATGAATGCGAATGGGTTGAAACAACCCTTGAATCTGGCACAAACCTTTTCGGCTCTACCAATAGCAGTTCCAGCTCTAGCAAGTGGAGCGGCAGCCACTACCACCCAAACGGCGGTACGATTTATTCTGCCACAGGCGGCACGGACGGATGCTGTAGAACTTCCGGCATCACGGCAGGATCACTAAACACGCTGAAAACCGTAATGAATAACAAAACAATTACAATGACCCTAAACGGGAAAACTTCTTCTGGTACATATTCTGGCAGCATCCAAAACGGTGTAAATATTTCGCTGTTTGGTGATTATCGTGGTGGTTCTATCCAGAGAGCAAAATACACCCGTATGTATTACTGGAAAATGACCGAGAACGGCGTGGTTATGCGCCACATGATCCCATGCTACCGCAAATCCGACAACGTCATCGGCATGTACGACCTTATCGGAAGACGATTCTACACAAACGCTGGATCTGGTACATTTACCAAGGGCGGAAACGTTTAACAACAAGGAGGAAACATCATGAGCAAGAAAATCTACATTGATCCCGGCCATTCCAAAGTTGACCCCGGCGCCGTAAAATACGCGGTCGAGCGGGACCTCAACGAAAAAGTCGCCAAGTTCATGAACGAGCACCTGCAGGCGACCTACGTCTGCCAGACCAAGGTCGACCCCGTCACCAACAACAGTCTGAGCGCTGTGGCTTCCGCAGCTAACAAGTGGAAGGCGAACCTGCTCGTTTCCATCCACTTCAACGCAGGCGGCGGCGATGGTTATGAAGCGCTGGTTTATGGCAAGAATCGTAAGACCTTGGGCCAGATCTTTGAGAAGCATGTTAAAGCTGCCGGTCAGAATAGCCGTGGCGTAAAATATCGTCCTGGACTCGCAGTGCTTCGGTTGTCCAATATGCCCGCCATTCTGAACGAGGGCGCCTTCGTGGACAATAAGAAGGACATCCAGGATTGGAACGACGATGTGGAACTGAAGCGCCTGGGCATTGCCTATGCAGAGGCTGCCGCTGAGTTTCTGAAGCTTGAAAAGAAGGTCGTGGAACCCACTCCCGAGGATCCCGAGGACACCGTCCCCGACAAGGAATACATCTACCGTGTGCAGACGGGTGCCTTCAGAAATAAAGCCGGCGCTGAGACGATGCTCAAGCAGTTACGTGCCGCAGGCTTCGGCGGCATCATCGTCAAAAGTGAGAAGTAAGGAGGGGCATGAATGAGTGAAGCAATCGCCGTTGCCCTGATTACCGGAAGCCTTTCCTTAATCGGCGTGATCGTGACCGTAGTGGTGGGAAACAAGAAAACCACAAAACAGGTTACGAACCAAGTGACATCCCAGGTGACCCATAAACTGGAAGTGAACCAGGCTGTCACCGATACAAAGATTGAAGGATTGACCAGAGAAGTCAGGCTCCATAACGGATTTGCCCAGCGCATGCCTGTTGTGGAAGAGCAAATCAAGGTGATAAACCATCGACTTACCGACTTGGAACACCAGAACGATTAAGGAGGTACATAATGAAGTTTTTGGAAAATCTGTCCAACCTGCTGAAGGTGAAAACCTTGGTCACACTGGTTGTGATCGCCGTCTTTGCGGTTCTGTCCATGCGCGGGGATATTGATCCGGAGAATGTAATGATCATTATCTCCATGGTGGTGTCATTTTACTTCGGCACCCAGCATGAAAAGAAGAATTAACGCGCATTTTTTCGGAAAATGTGAACGATAAAGCACCCCTCCCAGGTTTCGGCATTGGGAGGGGTGCTTTTTTGTAAAGAATTCGCGGTTGCGAACAAATTACAAACAAGGTCATAAGCCTATAAAAAAGAAATTATAAAAGTTCGGAAAAGAGAAGAAAAACCACCGAAAACAACGGTTTTCGGTGGCGGAAATGGTGGAGACTGGGGGACTCGAACCCTCGACCTCATGCGTGTGAAGCATGCGCTCTAACCAGCTGAGCTAAGCCTCCATATGTGGAACGGATTAAATTATAGCATAATTTGTGCAAAAGTCAATACCTTTCCTTGGCAAACCCTCAAAAATCTGCTATGATAAGGCCCAAAGGAAGTGATCGAATGCGCTACGGAAAAATGGTGGAGGGAAGATTTCTTGCCCGTCCAAACCGCTTCATTGCTCACATTGAAATTGATGGGAAAACGGAAGTTTGCCATGTGAAAAATACAGGCCGCTGCCGGGAATTGCTGCCGGTGGGGGCAAAGGTCTGGTGCCTGGATGCGCAATCGCCCAACCGCAAGACCCGATACGACCTCATTACCGTGCAAAAAGGGCAGCGGCTTATCAACATGGACTCCCAGGCGCCCAATGCGGCAGCAAAAGAATGGCTGCTGGCCGGCGGCCTGGGGGAAATCGAAAATCTGAAGGCGGAAAGCAAGCACGGCGATTCCCGCTTTGATTTCTCGTTCACCAAGAACGGCAGGCAGTGTTTTCTGGAGGTCAAGGGTGTGACGCTGGAAACGGACGGTGTCTGTGCCTTTCCGGACGCACCTACGGAGCGGGGGGCAAAGCACCTGCGGGAGCTGACAAAACTGGCGGAAAAGGGCTTCGGTGCCTATGTGCTTTTCGTGATCCAGATGGAGGGGGTAAAGTACCTCCATCCCAACGACCAAACGGATAAACCTTTTGGCGAGGCTCTTCGGCAGGCGAAAAACGCCGGAGTGGAAATTATGGCATATGATTGCAAAATTACCGTGGATACCATGAAAATCAATGAAAAAGTAGAAGTAAAACTTTAAAAAACGGGGGCGCTTTTTTGGAAAAGCGTCCCTTGATTTTCAAAAGGTTGACAAAAAAGTGGGAAGATTTTTTGGAACAAATGTGTTATTATAGTATTGCCGAAAGTAGAGTACACCGGAAAACAAAGGGGGAGATGCGCAGGAGATCATGAAGCAAATAACGCCGAAACGTGTGGTGGAGGAGCTGGCAGCCATCGGTTTTGCCAGAGCCACCAATTTTTTATGCGTATCGGACGGCGAACTGACCATTCGCTCCACCGATACACTTTCCAAATCCGATCAGGCAGCCATCGCGTCTGTGGAACGAAGCACCACCGGAATCAAGCTGAAGTTCTACGATAAGATGAAGGCGCTGGAGCTGCTGGGCAAGTACATGGGCATGTTTGACGGAAGCTCAGGGGAAGCGGAGAAAGAAAACAATCTACTGGAGGCAATACTGGCGGCAACGCAGGAGGAAGTGGAACTGGGTGACGTACCGGAAATTCAGCAAGCGGCAGATGATCGCCATGACCTGGTGGAACCGGCCGGGTCTTAAAGACTTCGACGGCATTCTCTGTGATGGAGCGGTCCGTTCCGGAAAGACTGTTTCCATGGTGATCGGCTTTTTTCTGTGGAGCATGGCAAGCTTCGACCGTGCCACCTTTGCCATCTGCGGCAAGACAGTGGGATCCTTACGGCGCAATATCACAAAGAATCTGGATGACTGGCTGGGGGGACTGGTGCAGATCCGGGAACACCGCAGCGAGAACAAGCTGGTGGTGCGGGCCTGTAACGGCAGAGAAAATACATACTATCTTTTCGGCGGCAGGGACGAAAGCTCCTGCAAGCTGATTCAGGGCATCACGCTGGCGGGCGTCCTGCTGGACGAGGCTGCGCTGATGCCCAAATCTTTTGCCGAGCAGGCATGCGCCAGATGCTCGGAGCCGGGATCAAAGCTGTGGTTCAATTGCAATCCCGAAGGACCGGAACACTGGCTCTATAAGGAATGGATCCGAAAAGCGGAGGAAAAGAATATGCTCCATCTGCACTTTACCATGGACGACAATCCGTCCCTGTCCCCTTCCATCCGCAGCCGTTATGAGAACCTTTACACAGGCGTGTTCTACCGGCGCTTCATTCTGGGGCAGTGGTGCATGGCGGAGGGCCTTGTCTATGACTTTGACGAAAACCTCCATGTGAAAGAGCCGGAAACTCCGGACGGACGCTACTACATTTCTGTTGACTACGGCACGAGAAATCCCTTCTCCGCCGGCCTTTGGCAGGTGACGGATGGAAAGGCCTACCGGATCCGGGAGTTTTATCACAACGGACGGGAATCCGGACGGATGCTCACCGACGAAGAGTACTGCGATGCACTGGAAGAACTGGCAGGCAGCCTAAGTGTGGATCAGGTGGTGGTGGATCCATCGGCGGCCTCTCTCATTGCGGCTATCCGCAGACGGGGCAGGTTTTCCGTGCGCAAAGCCAGAAACGAAGTCCTGCCGGGCATCCGGCTGGTGGCGACGCTTCTGAAAGCGGGGGTAGTGTTCATAAGTCCTGCCTGTAAGGACACCATTCGGGAGTTTCAGCTTTATCGCTGGGAGGACAAAAGCGAAAAAGACAGCGTGGTGAAGGAAAATGACCACGCTATGGACGACATCCGGTATTTCTGCGCCACGGTTCTGCGCAGACAAATCAAAAGACAGGAGGAATGAATCATTGCGAAAATGGCTGACGGAGAATTTTCTCCCCCTGTGGGCCAAGGAAACGGTGCTGCGGGACAATCGGCTGCTTCAGGCAGAAAATGAGGCGCTGCGGCATAAGATCGCCGAGATGGAGAGCTATATCCGTGGCATCCATCTGGGCCTGAGGGGAAGGAGAAACACTTGAGTATTTACGATTACGAAGAACGCTTTGGCGCAGCGGATAAGACCACCAAAGCCATGAAGGCCGCCATCGAAGACTGGTTCCAGCTCTACTATCTGGCGGATTCCCAGGAAGACAGGGATCCCTGCCAGCGGATTGCCTACACGGTGGTGAATAAGCTGGTGAAGGCCATGTTTGGCGAGTACAGCGCCGTGGCACGGGACGCCACATATCAGTATCTGGTGGATGCGCTGGATGAAAATAAGAAGAACGCGGTGCAGCTGGCGCTGGTGGGCGGCGAGTGTTATCTGAAACCCTGCCCCGGTGCGGACAGTTTCGGCTTCACCCTGATCCCCAGAAACAATGTGCTGATCTTTGCAAGGAATGCCGACGGCGAACCTACCGATGTGGGTACAATGGAACTGTCCGCTTACGGCAACTTTTTCTACACCCTGCTGGAGCGCAGAACCGTGGATGAGGACGGCTTCCTGACCATTGAAAACAAGCTGTTCCGCTCTGCTGACCGGAATGCGCTGGGTACTCAGGTAGGTTTATCTGAGCATCCCGACTATGCGCTCCTGCAGGACAGCTACCGCTTTGAAGCACCTTTGGGCGGCACAGGCCTTGTGCGGATGAAGACCCCTATGCTCAACTGCGTGGACGGCTCCGCTGACGGTGTGTCTGTGTACGCGGCAGTGGCGGGCCTG